CGAGATCGGGAGGGATAGGGTCGGCTTCAAGGACCAAGATGAGTCCGGGCGGCCATTCTCCGAACCGGGCGTAGAATTGAGCTGCGATCTTTTTGGTGAGGGGTCCGGGGTAAGCCATCGGTTCACCAGCTTGCAGAAGATGCGCCATGCCGTGGCGGGACGGTTTTTCACTGCCATCGTTCTTCGTAACGTGTCGGGATCTTCCTCGAGCAGTCTCGCAAGCTCACCCAGCGTAATGCGGCCTCGACCGGCGCAGCGCTCGCACTTCTCGGGCCAGTCTTTCCCGCCGATCCATCCGCGGCCGGAACAGTGCTCGCAGGTGAAGGTCATGTGTCCCTCCTCGCCCACTCGGCAAAGTCTTCGTCCGTGTCGTACTGCGGCGCCGTGAGCTCTTCCTCGTTCTTCTTCCAGCGCGCTCGATCGGCTTCTCGGTTGACGATGCGTCGCTGCCACTGCTCGTCGCTGGCGCACAACGCCTTGGCGGCGTTCGACCAGCTCCATGGTGGATATCCGCCGTATTCGTCTTTGAACTTCATGCTCGGGTACGTCGGCTTGAAGCCCTTCATCCGAGCCTCTTCAACCTTTCGATCGAAGAACGCCTTGCGCGGGTCCGTGAAAACGCGCTCCTCGAGCTGGGCGCCAGCGTTCTCTACGATATCGCGCGGCGGCGGGGCGGGAGGCGCGTATCCACACGCCTCGCAGGGGTAGTGTTTGATGTACGCCAGGCATTTGATGCACTTGGTAGGCTTCTTCTCGTTCTCGCGCTTCGCGCTGCCCTCGAGCGACCATCTCCGGTCTTCGTGAGGGAAACCGTGGCGGTCCAGATTACCCCCTTGATCAATTATGACCGGTTGCACGCTCGGACCGTCCTCGGGCTGCCATGAGCGCGTTGGCGGCGTGTTTGGGTTCCATGGCCGCAGCCCACGCCCGGCCTGCTGCATGAACACGACAAGCGACTTGGTTGGCCGGGCGATGATGAGACATTTGACGGACGGTTCGTCCCAGCCCTCGGTAAAAATCTGGCAGTTGCACACGACCTCTAGATCGCCAGACTGAAGCTTTGCTGAGATAGCGATTCGATCGATCTCGGGCGTATCTGCATCGACGTGCGCCGCTCTCACGCCGGCCGCCAGGAACTTCTCGAGCAGTGCCTTGGAGTGCGCCACGTTCACGGCAAAGACGACCGTACGCCGACCCTGAGCGTGCTTCTTGTACTCGGCCACCGTGTCTCCAAGCACGTCGATCTCCATCATCGCGTCGGCCAGCTCGTCGATGACGAAATCCCCATGTTGAGTCTTCACACCGTCCAGCTTCGGCTGTACCGGTGTGCCGTAACACCGGGGCTCCACGATGAACCCGTCTTTGATGAGGTCTTTGTACGTCGCCGCGACCTCGATGGCCTGAAAGACGTCACCGAGCGCCTTGCCGTCGAGCCTGCACGGCGTGGCGGTGAGTCCGATGATGGTCGCGTCGGGGTACAGCTCTATGAGCTTACGGTAGCTGTACGCCACCGCGCGGTGGCATTCATCGACGAAGATGATATCGGCCGGCGGTTTGCTTCTGCGACCAAGACTTTGAATGGTCGCCACTTGTACGGGCATGAGCGCATTCGTGCGATCGTCATCGGCCCTGATGACACCCACTTCGGTCACGCCCCACTTCGCAAGCTGATTTACGGCTTGATTTATGAGCTCATGCCTATGAGCAACGAAGAGAATGTTGGCGAAGAAATTTCGCCGAGCCGAGTGGATAATGTGACTCGCCAGCACTGTCTTCCCACCTGCTGTCGGGCAGCAGAGAATGACGCGCTTGCGCCCCGCGAGGATATGTCCGCGGAGCGCATCGACGCCAGACGCTTGGTAGAGACGGAGAGTTGGGATCACGACGACCTTAGAACATCGCCTTCTTGTTCGGCTCGGAGGCGGCCGGAGCAGGTGCAGCCGGAGATGCGTTGGCGCCGAAGTCGAAGTTGGCGCCGCTTCCGTTCCCTGCCGGACCGGCAGCAGCCGCTGCCTTCGCACGGTTCTCGGCGATAACCTTCGTCTGATCGAGAATGAGGCCACGCAGACCGTCGAACGCTGCCTGCTTCTCCGCTGGCGCCATCGGGGTGAACTGCGTGCGTCCTCGAGACGGGTCGTTGACCCACTTGACCCTGGCGTTCTTGTAGGTCTTCTCGGTCGGTAGCCCCGGGTCCTTCACGTACGTCTCCTCTTCGATGACGATCTGGACGACATTCTTGCCGATCGTCTTCGGATCCCTGCCGTCGAACCCGCATAGCGCGAGGCTCTCTGCCGTCCGAACCTTGCAGTTGTCGTTGGTCCACCCTGTGAACTCAATCATTCGGCCCTTGTACGGACCTTCGTCGAGGATGTTAAACACTACCGTTATGCCCGGAGTCCCGGTACTAGACTTGACGGCTTCGATCGAAACCCCCCGAGCCATGTACGAACCATTTGCGATGTTGTCACTCATCTGAACTCTCCGTTTGCGTTTGGTGTTGAATTGGTTACGCCGTTGCCTGCGCGCCGTTCTTGACCTCAGCGAGCTTTGCCGTCAGAGCTTCCTCGACCTTGAGCAGCGACGTGATGTCCTTGGCAGCGTTCGTCACGTTCTCCTTGGCGCGCTCCTCGTACGGCGTCCCCTCGGCGAGCTGGAAGATGCGGAGCTCGACGGCCTCGGGACTCGCCTGAGGACTCTGGTAAGGCAGCTCTGCTGCTGGCGCAACGGCCGCAGGCACGACCTGGGGGACCGGCGGAGCTTGCAACGCCTTGGTGAGGTTGGTCTCGAGCTCGAGAAGCGCGCCAACGTCGTCGCCGGCCACTTCGAGATACCCTCTCGCCTTCTCTTCGAGAGACGTTCCTGCGGCGAGCTTCACGATCTTGGCCTTGATCGCTTCACTGGACTGCCGGTGACGAGCGATGCCAACCTCGACCGCCGACCATGCTAGCGGTAGTTTGACCGGTAGCGCCCATCGGTTCTTGGCCTCGAAGCCAGACCCTCGCTCCGTGAAAAGCAGTCGTTCACCGGTCACTACGACACGCGATTCGTCCTTCGTCTCGACAAGAGCACTGTCGAACGTCGCGAAGAGAACAGCATCAGCCCAGCGCTTCGTGATCTGCCAAGGCTTTTTCGTCAAGGCCGACGTGAACTGATCAAATGTACCTAACTGGGGGTCCTGAGCTTCGCGAATGATCGCATGCCCAAGAAGGCAGACGAGCATACCGTTCTTTCGAGCGATATCGAGCTCAGCCAGAAAGAGCTTCCACGCCGCTTCTACAGCGAAGTACGCCGCACCCATCTTGGCGTCGCCAAGAGACTTCAATCCCATCATGCGAAGGACATAGTCGATTGCGAGCTCCTCTAGAGGATCGACCGTGTCCACGACGAGCGACTTGTATCCCATCGGATCGGCCGCAATGGACCGAACAAGCGCCATCGACTCTTCCCACGTCTTTGGGCCCGTCACGCGGTCGACGTTGACGTCATCAACACCCTTATCCCAATCGAGCAGAATAGGTTTCGGCAATCTCGAGCCGAAAGTTGACTTGCCGACACCGGCAGGTGCGTACAGGAACAAGCGAGGCGCCAACACTTTTTGTTCGCCGCCTTTTACAATCTGATCATTCCATCCCATGTTCGTTCCTCCGTTCAGAAAGTGAATCTCGATACCGGCTTTTCCGGCTCCGTTTGCTCTGCTTGTTCCGCCTTGTCGCGCTGCCTAGACGATGTCTTGGGCTGATAGAAGTTAGGATCCATCACGTCAACGCCGCTTGAGCAACAAGCGTAGAAGTCACACGGTCTTCCGTACTTGAAGCACGAGTCCGTATTGCGCGGAACGTTCTCACCCATACCGCGAGCTACCTGTAAAAGATGAACCGTCCCCTTCACGTCCTTGAGATGCGCCGCGTGATCGTGTTCGAGGCGTACTACTACACCCCGTTGGTAGTAGTGCTCTGGACGCTTGCATATGTCCTCGAGCACGCGCATCTCGAATTCATCTTCGGTTTCATCGAACTCGCGCTGATCAGCGTAGAGCCTTGACACCGGGTTTGCTTTTGTGACCTTCGTATACTGCCTCTTGGCAGGCGGTGTTGCCAAAAGCCTATCCATCTTCGGCTTCAGCAAAACATCGTACAAGACCTCTACCTCACCCCACCCCATCAGCCTACTCGCCAGCAAGTAGCTAGTGACCTGGCTGTCGGTAAGACATACCTTATTCCAGTATACCGATCCCATGGTGATATCTTCTGAGCTAGTGTTGTGAGTAATAATCCCGTCAACCACAAAGTTGTGAGTACCTTGAACATGCACGTCGTACGTCAGCTCCGGATCTGCTCGCAACACGGATTCAACGCGATCCCACCAGATATACTTTGAAATGTAAGGCTGCATCCGGTTGTCGTCGCCCTGTAACGAATTCGGTATGCACCGAGCCGCAATGTCAATGGACACAGCCGATCTTACGATCGGTATTACGAGAGACTGGGCCAGCCGCAGGAACTCACGCTTTGACTCTCTAGATACAACCTGAACAGTCGCTGTCGCGACTCTTGAGCCTTTATAGGCAACGCTCGATGTCCTGACGTTCGAGACAATTCCAATTCTCTGAAGTGCCGTCTGAATATCTCGGCACAAGCCGAGCGACACTGAGGTATAAATAATCCTAAGCTTACGGCTTCCGCTTTTAGTCACAGTGGTATCAATACATCCATCAGTGCTCCAGAGCGCCCCAATCATTTGGCCTAGCTGATC